ATGATAGATTTACAACAAGATGAATTAAACATTTTAGTTGATGCATTGGGCGAAAAACCATTTAAAGAAGTTTCTTCTTTGATCACAAAACTCCAACAACCAATCGAGTCTGTTGCTATGGAATTCAATTCTAGTATTGGCATCAATACGACTTCAACTATATTATTAGGATAAATTATGATTACTACTTTTAGCCTTATCTCGGGAATGGAACTTATCGCGGATGTTATTTCCGAAACAGAAGCCACTTATGCTTTAAAAGACCCAGCACAAGTAGCGCTCCAAGAAAATGAAGATGGTAGTATGGGAATTATGATAGCAGCTTATATGCCTTATGCTATTGATACTATTACTTTGAATAAATCTGCTGTTGCTGCTTATTGTACTCCAGTAGAAGCATTAGCAGAAGAATATAAAAGTCGTTTTGAAGAACCTCCTCTGATTCAAGTTCCTGGATCAAAGAAAATCATTCTGTAAAATTTAAAGCCCTTTAATTAGGGCTTTTTATTGACTTTTTAAAGAAACTATAGTATAATAATACTTTATCAATTAATACTTAATGGTGATTATCATATTTTTACTAGACATCGAAACGCTTTCGACTGAAAGTACGGCTGTAGTATTAAACGCGGCAATGGTATATTTTGAAGATGGTATGTCATATAATGAACTATTAGAAAGTTCAGTATTAGTCAAATTTGACGCAAAAGAACAAATTCGACAATATAAAAGACATGTGTCAAAAGACACTCTAGATTGGTGGGGTAAGCAGTCTGAAGAAATTAGAAATACAAATTTCAACCCATCTTGGACTGATTTGGCTGCCGCCGAAGGCATCCTTCGACTGAAAGAGTATATGAATATTTCTCAAGAAAAAACTAAAATAATTTTTACACGAGGCGCTCTTGACCCTATGTGTTTAGAAAGTTTATGTAGAGCAATAGGGGTTAAACCTTTGGCTCCTTATTATAATTTTATGGATGTTCGGACGGCATTAAATTTAATGAAGTCTACTACGGTCCGAGGATATTGTGATGTAGACGTTAAGGGGTTTGATATGGCAGAAGCAAAGAAGAATAAGCATGATCCTATTGTTGATGTATGCCTAGACGCAATGCAAATATTATATGGAATATAATACTTTACGCCTATCAGATTTTACGTTATAATAATTGATACTTAAACAACTAGGAATATAATGTCAAACTTTTACACTTCTGTCGTCCAGAGAGGGAATCAACTTTTAGTTAGGTCTATTGTAAACGGTATGCCTCAGAAACAAAAGATTGATTATCTCCCAACGCTCTTCACTACAAATAAAAAAACAGCCAACATACAAACGGGTTGGAAAACTCTAGATAACATCCCAGCGTTCGCTATCAATCCAGGAGATATCAATGAATGTAAAGATTTCATAAAAAGTCACGAAGGTATATCGGGGTTCAATATCTTGGGGCAAACTAATTATGCCAACCAATATATCGCCAACGCTTACCCAGAAGATGTAATCTTTGATCCAAGTTTACTTAAAATCATAACAATAGATATTGAAATTCTAGTCTCTGAAACTGGAGAATTCCCTGAACCGAGATTCGCTAATGATGAAATTGTATTGATTTCGCTATTAGATAAAAATACTAAAAAAACGACAACATTTGGATCAAGACCGTATACCGGAAACCATTGTTCGGGATTTGTAGAATGCCGAGATGAGAAAGACCTGTTATCGAAATTCCTATTACATTGGCAATATGAAACGCCGGATATCATCACAGGTTGGAATACCGACTTATTTGATATTCCGTATATCGTAAATCGTATGCAAAAGATCATTGGGGATTCCTATAAGAAGTTATCTCCTTGGGGTATAATACAAGAAAAGAACATTAATATTAGAGGTACGGAAGAACAAATGTACAATATCATTGGCATTAGTTCGTTGGATTATCTTGATCTATATAAGAAATACACATATAAGACAAGAGAATCCTATAAACTTCAGAATATCGCTTTTGATGAATTAGGCGAAACCAAACTTGATCATAGTCAAGGGACGACCTTTAGAGAATTCTGTACTGGAGTCTATGACGTATTCGATCTTGAAGATGATGCTTCTGATATACAACGAATGGGTTATAGAAGAACTGAACTGAAGAACGCTTCAGATATAGATTCGATTGCGGAATATAAAGAACTAGACGCTCACCTTAGACAGGCAGCATGGAACCTATATTGCGAATATGTTGAACAAGATACAAACTTAGTTGATAAGTTAGATGAAAAGTTAAAACTTATAGAATTGCATCTAACCATGGCATATACCGCTAAGTTAAATTACAATGACGCATTAAGTCCTGTTAAATTATGGAACAATATAATCTATAACGATTTATTGAAAAAGAATATCGTTATACCAAACGCTAAACATTCTCAAAAAGGTGAACAATTCGAAGGCGCGTATGTAAAAACTCCGTTGGTTGGTATGCATAAATGGATTGCTTCATTCGATCTTCAGTCGCTTTACCCTCATATAATCATGGGGTCTAATATTAGTCCGGAAACTATTTCAACGACTAGATTGAACGTGACCGTAGATGAGTTGTTGAATAAAACTCCATTACCTAATACCGGATTATCCGTAACCGCCAACGGTTGGTGTTATCATAAAAAAGAACAAGGATTTCTAGCCGAACTTATGCAAACGATGTACGAGAGTAGATCAACAGATAAAAAGAATATGTTACAACGCGAAAGAGAATATGAATTGATAAAGGCTGAAATTAAAAAGAGAGGATTATGAAAGATATTTTTGATATGACAAATGATGAATTGCTTAAACGTAAGATGTTTTTAGTAAAAGAAATAAGTAGACTTGACAATCTTCAAATGGGAAAGAAAATCGCTTAATTTGGGCGCGTATATCAGCAATGGTATAATGAAAATTCTGTGAAAACGGTGGACCTCTAGAACAGACAATACCGTGCCAAGCCTAGTAATAGGAAGGTGTAACGACTAGGTCCTATGACCGTACAGCCAAGTGGTTGGAAGCGCAGAACAACTCTATGAGTTGAAGAGATAGTCTATTCTACATAGGAATATGTAGCAGTTCATAAGAGAACGACATATCAATTAACGCAGATGTGTGAATATAAAAGTTAAATTCATGTTTTGGGGCGCTGGGTAATAAATTTTTCAACTACTATGATTTGAGGCTAGCTGAATCTATTACTATGACTGGGCAATTATCAATTAGATGGATAGCCGATAAATTAAATTCTTATATGAATACCGCATTAAAAACTGACAATGAAGACTACGTTATAGCAAGCGATACCGATAGTTGCTACATTTCTATGGAAACCCTAATAGAATCAACGCAGAAGGATAAGACCGCAAAAGAAAAGATTGAATTTATGGATATGTTTTGCGATAAAGTGTTAACCCCATTTATCAGTAAATCATACCAAGAACTTGCGGATTATCTTGGATCATATGAACAACGTATGATCATGAAACGAGAAGTCTTAGCAGACAAAGGCGTTTTCCTCAAAAAGAAACATTATATATTAAGAGTTCATAACTCCGAAGGCGTCCAATATGAAAAACCTAAATATAAAATTATGGGGCTTGAAATTGTTAAGTCATCGACGCCAGCTTTAATTAGAGATAAACTTAAATCATCTATTGATGTGATCTTCGATCAAACCAATCCAGACCTTATCAAATATATCGAAGAAGCGAAAGAAGACTTTAAAAAGATTCCGGTAGAAGATATTGCTTCTCCGAGAGGCGTTAATAATGTGATAGAATATAGCGGAGGTAATGCTTCTATTTATAAGAAAGGGTGTCCTATTCATGTTAGAGGCGCATTGTTATTTAATTTTTTAATAAAGGAATTGAATCTTACCGATAAGTATCAGCCTATCAAATCTGGGGATAAAATCAAGTTTATATATTTGAAGATGCCAAATATATTGAAAGAAAACGTGATAGCGTTTCCGAGCAAATTACCTATTGAGTTTGGGCTACACAAATATATTGATTATGACCATCAGTTCGAAAAAACGTTCTTGAATGCAATTGAAGGCATTATTGATCCTATAGGGTGGCATCTAGAAGAGAAAAGTTCTTTGGATGCGTTCTTTGGTTGATTTACTTATTGGGTATTATGTAGTATAATAGTTATTTACAATGAAAAGGTGAAAGTATGAGTGAATTATTAGCTAGAATGAAAAAGAATAGTACCATTAAAGAAACTTCTATATTATCGGAATCTAAATTCTTCACAAAAAAAGATATGATTTCTACGCCTATCCCAGCATTGAATGTTGCTCTGTCTGGTAGATTGGACGGAGGGCTAACTCCAGGACTAACTTTATTTTGCGGAAATTCAAAGCACTTCAAAAGTTTTTTCTGTTTAATTTTAGCAAAAGCATATATGGATAAGTATCCAGAATCAATATTAGTGTTTTATGATTGCGAATTCGGCACCCCAGAAGCCTACTTCGATTCATTAGATATGGATAAATCTAGGATTCTCCATACCCCTATTATGAATATGGAAGAATTTAAACTGGACGCGATTAAACATCTAGAAAATATCAACAAAGGGGATAAGATTATATTCCTCGTTGATTCTTTAGGCAATATGGCCAGTAAAAAAGAAATCGACGACGCTAAAGATGGAAAATCAGTAATTGATATGTCTCGCG